TGCAGGCGGATCAACTGTGGCACCAGAACCTCCTAGCACAGACAGTCTAAGAATAACATTTGGTTCAAATCTGTCTGCTATTAAATCTATCAGTGATGAAATCATTTATCATACGGTGAAATACAAAGTGCTGTTTGGTTCAAAAGCAGATCCTAAACTACAGGCCACATTCAAAGTGGTTAAAAATCCTGGGCAATCTATTAATGACAACGATTTAAAAGTTCGAGTTATCGCAGCGATAAATGCGTTCTTTGACGTCAACAACTGGGATTTCGGAGACAGGTTTTATATGGGAGAACTTACTACTTACATACTAAATTCTACAGCACCAGATATTAGCAATATAGTGATATGTCCTAAACAAAGCAGTCAATCATTCGGCAGCTTATTTGAGATTCAGAGCAGATCAGATGAAATCCTAATCAGCGGAGCCACAGTCGCAGATGTTGAAATAGTTACGGCTATTACAGCAGCTGAAATTGGTTCTGCTATAACCAGTGTGGTATCTTCTACCTATTAACTATGTCAGATAAATTTTTTCCTTTCAGTAAACTACCTATAAGAAAATCAGTTGAACTTTTACCTAAAGTTTTTCAAACTGAAGCCAACGATAAATTTCTTGCAGGAGTTGTAGATCCCTTAGTGCAGCCTGGGTTACTAGACAAAGTTACAGGCTATATTGGCCGCAGGTTTGGAAAAACTTATAATGGCAGCGAGTTGTATGTAGATACAGATGCCACACTAAGGAGTGCATATCAATTAGAACCAGGTGTAATTTTAAAAAATCACAATGAGATCGAAGGATTTTGGGATTACATTGATTTTAAAAATCAACTAAAATTCTTCGGTAACACCCAAGAACGTGATGATAAAATTACCAGCCAAGAACATTATACATGGAATCCGCCTATAGACTGGGACATGTTTATTAACTATCGAGAATACTATTGGATCCCCGATGGACCACCTAGTATACCAATATATGGTCAAAGTGGCACAGTCAGTAGCACATATCGAGTGATATTAGGTACGACAAAAAACAGTTTTGTTTTTACTCCCGATGCCTATACCAATAATCCAACCCTAACATTATACCGAGGACAGACATACAAATTTAGAATAAACGCCCCGGGTGAAGGTTTCAGCATTAGAACCAACTACGATACAGGATCACTAATATTTAAGCCCGGATTTGGATTGTATACGGTTGGTTCTTTGGCCGTGTACGATAATAAACTGTATAGAGCTAAAAAAGAAATAATTCCCGGAGATCTTAGTTCGATTACTATAGACAGTGAAGATTGGGAATACCTTGAACCAGCATCATCTGGAGCAGCTCTAGAATATAACAAAGGAGTAACCAACAATGGTATTGAAAACGGTACACTGACTTTTACCGTGCCCTTTGATGCGCCAGATACCTTATATTATCAAGGGTTAATCACACCAGATACATTTGGTAGATTTGTAATCGCTGATATTGAATCTAATACCTATATCAATGTAGACAAAGACATAGCTGGCAAATCTACCTATGTCAGCAGTAATGGCATTACATTCAGCAATGGAATGGTAGTAGAATTTCGTGGAAATGTGAATCCAGAAAAATACGCCACTGACACATGGTTGATAGAAGGAGTTGGAACCGCTATAACGTTGACTAAATTCTCTGACCTAATAGTGCCGGTGTTAACTGCAACAGTTCCCGAAGTGTTGTTTGACAACGCAGGATTTGATACAGAACCGTTTGATGATGCCGCAGCCTACCCCACCTTTAAAGATTACATCACTATTGCTAAAGATAGTATTGATGCTAATCCTTGGTCAAGATATAATCGTTGGTTTCACAGAAATGTGTTAGAAATAGCCTATACATTTAGAGGACAAGACTTTCCGGCCGAAGAAAATACAAGAGCCAAACGTCCAATTATAGAATTTTCCTCCAACCTACAGTTGTTTGATCACGGAGCAGTGGCCAAAAAAACTGTCGATTATCTTGATGACAACACCACTGATATATTATCTCTTATTGAAGGTAGTGCAGGCTATAACGTCGACGGAGAATTTTTATTCGACGGTGCTAGAATACTAGCAACAGCTGACACTGATAGACTAACCAATAACAAAATATATGAGGTAAGATTTATTAGACACATAAATTCTAGGCAGATACATTTAGTAGAAACCGAAGACAGCGACAGTGTGTTAGGACAAGGAGTACTAGTACGCAGAGGCAATAAGAATGGTGGCCGGATGTTCCATTACAACGGTACCTCTTGGGTGCCAAGCCAAACAAAAACCACAGTAAATCAGGCTCCACGGTTTGATGTGTTTGATTCTGCAGGCGTGAGTTTTGCTGATAGTGAGAAATACATCACTAGTTCATTCATTGGTTCAAAAATCTTAAGTTATAAACAAGGATCTGGTAGAATAGACACGGAATTAGGATTTAGTCTCAGCTACCTAAATATTGATAATGTTGGTGATATCGAATTTAACTTTGACTGGGACTCAGATATCGCGGAGTATACAGAAACACGTATACCTAAGAGTGTTAAGATTTCAACAGGATTTTATAAATTTAATCCAGATACAGTTTATGATAATGGCTGGTTATTAGCAGGTACAGAATACACACAACCTATCATAGATAGTCAAGTAATAATAAACGATACCAATACACTTACGTTTAACACCATAAATTGGAATCTACTGACTGTTGAACCGATTATAAACATTTATATTAATGGAACCAAATACAACGGAACGTATACTAGAACAGATAATATATTTGTGTTCCCATTTATATTATCTGCAAAAGATGCAGTAGTATTAAAAGTTATCGCAGATCTTGATCCAGATCAAGGTTATTATGAAATACCAATAGGAATAGAAAAAAATCCGTTTAATGCAGAACTCCAATCATTCACACTAGGACAAGCAGTAGACCATGTTATTTCTGCTGTAGAATTTCAACCAGTAGTCACTGGAAATATACCAGGAGCCAGTAATTTAAGAGATATTAGTGGATATCAGAAACATGCTAAAAGGTTTGTTAAACACTCTGGAATAGCACCGTTGGCTATTATGACACTGTGTGATAAAACTCACAATATCATTAAATCAATACAATATGCTAAAAAATCTTACACAGATTTTAAAAATAATTTTATCATAAGAGCACTAGAAATTGAGTATAATGATAGTGTACCTAATTTTGTTGACGACATCATCGATAGACTAGCAAAAAATAAAACTTCGGTAAGTTCTTTTGCAGACAGCGATATGCTGGGCGCAGGAGCCTATACTGCCATAACATACAAAGTAGAAGACGTAGGTATAAAAATATTTGCACTAAGTGAAAAATTCGATCTTGTAAGTCTTAGTAGCCGCGCTGTTTATGTCTATCTTAATAGCAGTCAATTATTGAATACTAAAGATTATGAATTTAATTCTACATTTGGATTTGTACAACTCACTGTGCCTATTCAACAAAACGATATTGTAGAAATACGAGAATACATTTCTACAGCAACAAATTATATTCCGCTAACTCCTACAAGTATGGGACTGTATAAAAAATATACTCCTATGAAATTTATAGATGATACCTATCAAGAGCCTCGAGAAGTTATACAAGGACACGATGGTAGTATTACCACGGCATATGGCGATTTTAGAGATGATTTAATACTAGAACTTGAATATCGTATCTATAACAATATAAAACAGGAATATGATCCTGAAATATTTGATATTGATTCTATTCTAGGAGGATACTACGGCAACGGACTTTACACCAAGTCGCAGCTTGATGATATTGTTAATCAAGAATTTTTGAAGTGGATACAAAACACCAACATCAATTATACGTTAAACACATATTTTGATAGTGAGAACAGTTTTACCTACACCTATTCTAGAATGTCAGATCCTACTAAAACACAGACATTGCCTGGATATTGGAGAGGAGTTTATAAATGGTTCTATGATACAGATCGTCCGCATCGTTGTCCTTGGGAAATGTTGGGATTTTCACAGGAGCCTACTTGGTGGCAAACACAATACGGTCCATCCCCATATACACGCAATAATTTAATACTCTGGGAGGATCTTGAAAACGGACACATTAGGCAAGGAACCAGAGCCGGACGTTACGATAGGTACAAACGCCCAGGATTATTAAGTCATATTCCTACAGACAGCGACGGCAAATTATTAAGCCCATTAGACAGTGGACTAGCACAAGATTTTTCACTGATCAATAACCGAGGATCTTTTATACTTGGAGATAGTGGCCCAGTTGAATATGCCTGGAGGTCTAGTTCAGAATGGCCGTTTGCAGTTGTTATGGCCATGTGCCTGATGAAACCTTTTGAATTTATCACAGACAATTTTGATAGGTCAAGAACTTCCATCAACATACTAGGCCAAACAGTAAACAACACAACTTCTTTGTTTAGTACACTAGATAAGGTAGCACCTGGAAAACTATCAGATCCACATATAGGTTTAATCAAATACATAACAGCCTATGTAAAATCAAGAGGACTATCACAAGATACCACAATCGAAAAAATAGATAAATTAAATGTTGGGCTAAGTTATAGGATGAGTGGATTTGTTGACCAACAACAACAAAAATTTTTACTGGATTCAAAAAGTCCAGCAGCAACAACCTCCAGTATATATGTGCCTGCAGAAAATTATGACATTATTTTCAATGTAAGTGCTCCTGTAGCTACCGTGGCTTTCAGCGGAGTAATTTTTGAAAAGACCGAAGGCGGTTGGATAGTCACAGGCTACGATGACATACATCCTTATTTCAAATATCACCAGGCACTAACCAGTCAACGAGATCCTTTGATATCGGTAGGAGGAATCAGCGCAACATTTTTAGAATGGACTTCAAATAAAAATTATAACAATGGTGTGTTGATTAGATACTCTAATGATTTTTACAGAGCCTTAAGAACACATAACAGCGGAGATGTGTTTGATAGTACAGCGTGGCAGAAATTAAGTGTTATTCCTAAAATCGGCGCGGTAGAAGCACTACGTAGACGTGAATTTAATACCCTAGCAGTGAAACGTGTTAGTTATGGAACACTGTTTACCTCTATACAACAGGTGGTAGATTTTCTATTAGGATACGAAAGCTATCTGAAAGAATTAGGATTTAGGTTTAACAGATATGATAAGGAAAATCAAGTAAGCCAAGATTGGCTCAGTAGTGTTAAAGAATTTATGTTCTGGACCAAACACAACTGGGAATTGGGATCTTTACTAGCTGTTAGCCCTGTGGCACAAAAGGTAGACGTGATAATTCCTGTCGGAGTGGCAGATAACATCCTTGACGGATTTTATGATTACCAAGTCTTGAAGGGTGACGGAAAACCGTTAGAACAAAGATTTATAAATGTAAATCGTAGTTTTCAAAACATTACTGTAGAAACTACCAACACCACAGACGGTATATTTTTCTTAAAATTAAATTATGTTCTTAAAGAACACGTGACGGTTTTCGATGATAGAACTGTTTTCAATGATATTCTTTACGACAAGACTACGGGTTACCGCCAAGAACGTATCAAGTCTCAGGGATTCCGCACAGTAGACTGGGATGGCGATTACACCAGTCCAGGATTCATATTTGATAACGTAAACATACAAGCATGGCAGCCATTTAGAGACTACAAATTAGGTGACATAGTTTCGTACAAAAGTTTTAATTGGACCAGTTTAATTAATCAGTTAGGCACTGAACTATTTAATGATGCCTATTGGACCAAGGTAGATTCCACGCCACTTAAACAACTGATTCCAAATTTTGATTATAAAATTAAACAATTCAGTGATTATTTTGAAACAGCATCCGAAGGTACTAATCAAAATCAGAGAGCTCTTGCAAGACACACTATAGGATATCAAAAGAGGGATTATTTAAATAATTTAGCAGAGGATCCTGTTAGTCAGTTTCAATTGTATCAAGGATTTATTCGTGAAAAGGGTTCGGCTAATGCTATCACAAAAATATTTGATAAGTTGAGTCGTTCGGGAACCGACAGTATCACGCTGAATGAAGAGTGGGCCTTTTTAGTTGGACGAATAGGCGGCACAGACCAACTCACTGAAATAGAAATACAAATAGAAAAAAATAAGCTTCAACTTAATCCTCAGTTATTTCTAATTGAATCTACAGAAACAACCACGGTCAACGATCAAAATTATAGAATTACAGCCAGCGATTTTACAATTAGCCCGGTACCATATGCAACTAATATTACCGCAACTTCGTTCGAAACAGACCCAACGGTCACAGCCGGGTATGTCAGCAACGATCAATATGACCATGAAATACCCACGCAGGCAGCATTAACTACATTAGACATTGCTACGGTTGATGATAACGATCATATATGGGTTACGTTTAATAAAGATTCGTGGACGGTATTGAGAGTAAACACATCTGAAATGTTGATTGTAGCCGAGGTTGCAAGATTTGATGACACCACAGTAACCGTAACTTTTAATCGACCACACGTATTCGAAACTGATACTTATGTGGGATTTAGAAACATAATCAATCTACAAGGATTTTTTAAAATTGTTTCGGTTACTAATATTACTATTAACGTTCAGGTTGATTCCGACATTCTAGATCCTGAAATAGATTCAAGCACAGTGACAAATCCTATTATTCTTACAGAAAGTAGATTTAATGATTATCAGATGTTAGATCAAGCCAAGGCCGCACTGTTAGATAACGGTTCAAAATTATTCATTGACAACAACGGCAGCAATTTGTGGGAAGTAATACAAAAACAAAAACAGTATAGTGCCAACGCAATCATCGATTATGCCACTACTAGTCCTATAAATGCTGGTAAGAAAGTTATCTACGACACAATAAACAAACAGATGATAGTTAGTATGCCTGGATCTGGTATAGTAATTGTATATGCAGAAAGTGCTGCCGGGTTGATATTGAAACAGATTATCTCGCCGCCCGTGGGATTCTTTAACAACGTTCTAGGGTCATTCGGCAATAAAATGGCTATAAGTCCTAATGGAACATTGTTAGTTATAGGTGCAGATGAAGCCAGCGGAGTAACTAGCACATTCCGTGGGCTCTGGAGCACTTTAAAATTTTATGCACAGGATGATGTTGTACTATACGGTGGTAGACTTTATAAGGCTAAAAATGCCAACACCGTGATAGGAGACGGCAGCAGCGAATTAGCCATCAATACGGACGATTGGGAATTAGCCACTATTATACCAGCCACTACAAGTGGCTCGACTTCTTCCTTAACTCAACAAGGAATGGTAGCAGTCTATACCTATGCTAATGGGAGATTTTCAAACACCGCAGCTTTTGTCAGCCCAAGACCCGCAGATAATGAAAAATTTGGCAGCGAAATAACTGTATCTGTCAGCGGCAGCTCATACTATATGGCAGTATCGGCCACAGGCTCTTATAATAACACAGGACGAGTGTATCTGTTTAAATTTGATGGCACCGCATGGAGACATTTAGAAAATCCCATGTACAAAGGTGTGTATGATTTCCAAGAATCCTATAAGGCAGGTGAAATTGTATGGCAAGCCGCACAGGATCCTCTAGCAGAAGCCGTGAGAGGAAATCTATGGATGAATCTAGAAGATTCTACCTCAGATGGCAGCACTATTACTATAGAGTCTCAGGGTTGGTTAAAGGTCAGCGACATCAGTACAAATTGTTCTTTACCGACTTCACTGTCAGTAGAAGATGACGGATCAACTCTAGAATTTGCTACCACGGGTTTGTTGAGTCAAACACAGACTGCAGAATTGGTCAAACAGGGTGATAAATTTGGATCGAGCATGGCCATGAACAGCAATGGTAGTATACTGATTATCGGTGCTCCAGATGCTGATGGACAATATTTTCCCAACTATAGAGGACTGTGGAGAGGTGATGTAGAATATGTAGAAGGTGAAGTTGTGAGATTTAAGGATCTCACAGCACCGGGTGATTCCTATCAATACTATCGCCTAGGTGATGCGTTTCTCGGAGCAGATTCTACCTATAGAAGCTACAATGAAGATCCTTCAAACAGTGTCAACTGGCAAGTGGTAGGAGACAGCACTACTCAATCCAGTGGTAAGGTCTATGTTTACGCTCGCACCGCAGGCGATGTCTATGAACTTAAACAGATGATCAATGCAGCATCTATTAGTTCATTCTCAGATATAGATTCTGGATTGATAATCAGCACTGGAGATCAGTTTGGATTTTCTATGGACACAGATTTTACTGGAAATACCTTAGTTGTATCAAGTCCTAAAGCAGACATTAATTATCAAGATCAAGGCAGCGTATACGTATTAGAACTAGACACTGCCACCACCGAATACAGAGTAAAACAGCGGCTAGAGAGCTTTGAAACATATCCTAATGAATATTTCGGCTATGGAGTTTCTATTAGTCCCGACGCGGAAAAAATTGCTGTCGGAGCAAGAAATGCTTCTACTCAGCTACCTATAACATTTGACATTCTACGAGGTACTACTTTCGACAATGCATCGACTAGATTTTCTATTAATCAAGGATATACAGGCGGAGTTTATATATTTGATAAAAAAGATCAAACGTTTTTTCTCACTGAAAAACTTCAAGAGATATTTTCGCCAGGTGAATCGTTTGGTTTTAGTATAGACTGTGTTGGTTCTTATGTGGCAGTAGGATCGCCTTTCTATCGACCTCCAAATGAAACAGCTTCAGGATCCGTGGTTTACCAAGGAGATTTCATAGGTAATGCCAGATTGTTCAAGAAAGACACAGCGGTATCCTCTTGGAATACTATAAGATCACAACAACCTGTAGTTGACATACGCAAAATAAGAAGCATAGAACTCTATGATAATGTGCGTAATGTTAAGATTCAAGATATTGATTTTATAGACTCTGCCAAAGGAAAAATACTTAATATTGCCGAACAGGAAATTAAATTCAAAACTCCTTACGATCCGGCGGTATATACTATCGGTAATGATCAAGTAGTAACTGATGCCGCAATTGCTTGGTATGAGGCTAATGTCGGTAAATTATGGTGGAATACCAATACTGCGAAATGGATTTATGCTGAACAAGGTGATACTGCTTTTAGAACAGGTAACTGGAATAGACTGACCCTTGGCAGCAGTATTGATGTATACGAATGGATTCAAAGTGCCCTATTACCAAACGAGTGGGCAGCAATAGCAGATACCAATGAAGGATTCGTGAGAGGAATCAGCGGTCAACCGTTATATCCTAACAATGATGTATATAGTGTAAAACAAATAATAAACCCAGCAACAGGATTGGTTCAACAAACTCTTTACTTTTACTGGGTAAAAAATATAACTATTATACCTGCAAATATGCCAGGTAGATCACGTAGTGCGGCAGAAGTGGCAAACATTATTGCAAATCCCGTAGGTACTGGAGTTACATTTGTATCGCTAATAGATTCTAACAAGTTTATTTTGTACAATCTTAATTCAGTAATGTCATCGGATACCGCTCTTCTTAATATCAAATACAGAAATGATTTGGCATCTCTGAGACCTATACATAGCGAATATCAACTGTTGACAGAATCTGTTGCCGGTAGTGTGCCTACTAAACAGTTAGAAAATAAATGGATTGATAGTCTAGTAGGCACAGACATTAACGGTAATAGGGTGCCGGATACAAAACTGTCAGCCAAGCAAAAATACGGAATTAATTTTAGGCCTCGCCAGAGCATGTTTGTTGATAGAATTATGGCATTGAAATTAGCTGTAACAAATATTAATAGTGTTCTGACTAAACAGCCCTTTGCTGATCTAATAAACTTCACAAAACTCAATGCTACAGATCTTCCGCCAGTACCGATATTAAATCTATATGATATCGCCGTAGATACAGAGATAGAGCTACAGATCGTAGGAACAGTAAGAATCAAACAGGCGGTTCTCAGAGCCAATTTAGTTGACGGTGAACTTGATACAGTTGATATTATTGATTCAGGATCAGGATATAAAGTGATTCCACCGGTAGTTATAAACGGTGATGGCTCGGGAGCCAAAATTACGCTGGTACTAGATAATCAAGGAAGGGTAGCCACTGCAACGGTAACATCGAGAGGAAAAAATTATCGAACATTGTTGGCTAACGTACGGAATTTTTCAGTGCTGGTAACAAATGATTCCACTATCAATAATTTTTGGAGTATCTATGCCTGGGACGACGTTAGAAAAGTGTTTTTCCGTAGTCGATCTCAAGCCTACGATACAACCAAATATTGGAATAATATAGATTGGTATGATACAGGATATTCTGCAAACATACAGGTTACTAGAGAAATTTTAAGTGTTTTTCAAGAACCAGAGTATTTTATTTCCGTAGGAGATCTTATCAGAGTTAAGGAATATGGCACAGGTGGGTGGGCAGTATTTGAAAAAATTACAAACACAGCAAGTGCTTTTTCTGATAGATTTAAATTGGTGGCAAGAGAAAATGGAACTATAGAATTAAAATCTTCATTATATGATACAGCACTAGCAGGTATAGGATTTGATAATACACAATCTTTTGACAATACAACATATGACATTTCTAATTCTATTGAATTAAGAAATATTTTACAGGCAGTTAAACAAGATATTTTTATCTCTGATTTAGCAATAGAATGGAACAAATTATTTTTCTCCAGTATACGATATGCTCTCTCTGAACAACCATACGTTGATTGGGTGTTTAAAACCAGTTTTTTAAATGCCACTCACACTGTTGGAGATTTAACTTATCCTAGGATCAATTATAAAAATGACAATCTAGAAAGTTATCAACAGTATATAGACGAAGTAAAACCATTTAGAACCACCGTTAGAGAATATATAAGCCTGTATAAAGAAAATGAGCCGTATCAGGCAGATACTACAGACTTTGATCTTGCTCCTAGTTATTCAGTCCCAGACGGTCGGGTAGTGTCTATAACTGACGGACAAGCTGAATTGCAACAATATCCTTGGAAATGGTGGACAGATAATAATGGATATTCTGTTGTTAACATCTTGTTACACAATTATGGCACTGCGTATACCACGGTTCCTCGAGTAGTTATAGAAGGAAATGGAACCGGTGCCACGGCCCAAGCCTATATATCTAATGGTAAAGTATCCGGTATCAAAATATTAACTCCTGGAATCGGATACACACAAAGACCAACAATTGTATTGGTAGGAGGAAATTCCGGTGACGGAATACAGGCCAAAGCCACAGCAGTACTAGGTGATACCAAGATTAGAACTTTTGATCTTACAATAAAATTTGATAGAATAAGCAAAACTAGCGACTATCAAGTATATACACAGAATCAAACATTTGTTGCTACCGGAAACACATCGGTATTTGAACTTAATTATGCTCCTACCAAAGACAAGACTAAAATCACTATATTTAAAAACGATCAATTGGTGTTAAACAACGAATACACGCTCAGTCTCTATTATGCATCAACTGACAGTTATAAGTTATTGAGAGGAAAGATTATATTCAACGTAGCACCCAACGGTCCTCCGCCTCCAGGGCAGTCAGGAGCACCTGCTGACGTAATCACAGTAATCTATGAAACAAATATTGAATTATTATCAGCCGTGAATAGGATAGATAGGTTTTATAATCCAACAGCTGGCATGATTGGCAAAGAACTTAATCAACTTATGACCGGAATAGATTTTGGCGGAGTGCAGATTCAAGGCACAACGTTCGAAGTTACAGGTGGGTGGGATGCACTGCCGTGGTTTACAGACAACTGGGACAGTGTTGAAACTAACAGCGACTATTATGTTATTTGTGATGGTAGTACTTCTACAGTAACTTTGCCCTACATTCCTAATGTAGATCAGGTTCTCAATATCTACATCAAAAGAGCAGGAACTAACCAAACTATCAGAATAGATGATCCGGCTTATACAAATCAAGTTGATTCTTCTACAAGTATAAATCCTAATGCAGAAATGCCTACATTTATAGGAAATGGCATTAACAATGTGATAGAAATTGGTAGTTATATAGAAACAGTTAATGGAGACATATTAATTTTCCGTCCTATAGAAAGTGACGGATCTGTGACGATTACAGACGACAATCTGTTAGACACTCAACTAAGTGGTGGTACATTATCAGCTATAGATAGTGTGTATGTCACAGCCAAAGGAATCACAGCAGAAGAAATAGTTGTCGTCGGCGGTAAATTTATCGAACCTGATCATGTTCCTGCCCCAGAAGAAAACGTTCCTGGGCAGATAATGGACAGTGTGTCTATTAAAGTATTCCAATCAACTTCTACGGGGTCAGCAGTTTTACAATCTAAAATAATCAAAGGTGACGGCACACTCACTGATTTTAATATCGATCAAGAAATACTTGAAAATAATTCTGTAATCGTGTATGTTAACAAAATTAAAAAATATTTTGGTCTAGATTATACATTAGATCTATCTGCTTCACGTGTTGAATTTATAACGGCACCTATCAACAATTCTGTAATAGAAATTATCTCAATTGGCATAGGTGGAATTGGTATATTATCTAGTGATATGTTTATTGCCGATGGCACCACTAATTTATTTTTGACAGATGCCAACTATGTCGATACTGCACGAGTATTTGTGACACTTAACGGCGAACCAGTAGATATTGGATTTATAAACAGCACAGGAGTTGTTGATGCTCCAGGAAAAACTCTGGTACAGTTTGGCATAGTACCTCCAGCATCCGCAGTGATTAGAATAATCAGTCTTGAAGCCAATGCTGATGTTGATAGTTCAGGAGTTTCTGTAGTACAAGTCAACAAGCAAACACTATACTTTGAAGGTAGTACGAGAAGTTTTGATCTTGAAGGGTTTGTTGCATTGACTGCTGGATCAGCCCCTAATTCAATAATAGTAGAAGTCGAAGGCCAGATACTCCAAGGGTCAGACACAATTTATGTTGAATATGATGGTACTAATAATGCATTTATTCTAGGACAAGATCCTTTTGAAGTTCCGGGTACAATTTTACCTATCAACATATCAGTATATGTTAATAATCAGTTGAAGACCTATGTCACGGATTATAGCTATAATGGTACCTCTAAAGAGTTAACAATTTATCCCGTCATCCTCAATGTAGGAGATAATATAAAAATTGAAAACAATCGAAGAGCACAATATTTTATAGTTGGTTCCAATCTTGTGATAGATTCAGCTGTTCCAATGTTCTCCTCTAACGAAACGGATAATGTAGAAATAAACATTACATGGTTTAGCCAATATTCAATATTGGATATAATATCAGACGAGATTTCTGGAGGCAAAGTACAATACCAATTGCCTAGAGCTCCTATATCTGCTAGCTATGTCTGGGTCTATAAAAATGGTGTTCGTCTTACACAAGATCAAGATTATTATGTAAATATACCTAGAAATGTAGTTTATATAGACATGAACTCTGTTCTTACTGATGTAATTAAAATAGTTCTTTTTTCCTCAGATATCTATCGATTGCCTAGTGCCTATGAAATTCATAAGGATATGTTAAACATTTATCATTATAATAGATTTTCTAAAAATGAAGTAACACTAGCAACAGCACTTCACTATTACGATACTACGATAACAGTCACTGACGGATCACAATTAACTGCTCCGATACCTTCTAGAAACGTTCCCGGAATCATACTTATCGAAGGAGAAAGAATAGAATACATGAGTAAGGCGGGCAATTTATTATCGCAGTTACGCAGGGGTTCGCAAGGAACAGCTATTGCAGAAGTCTATGCTTTAGGCTCCTCAGTTATAGATGTAGGTGCTAACCAAACATTGCCTTATAATGAAACACAGGATAGAACTGATTTTGTCAGCGACGGCAGTACGCTGTTAATAGGACCTTTGAATTTTGTGCCTGCGCAAGGCGCAAGAACTTCATGGTTTAGGAACACTGTTCCTGGCAGCTACGGTCCCTGTGATCAAATTGAAATATTTGCAGGCGGTCGCCGTCTGCGCAAAGACCCCATCGATGTGTGGGTTGAATCTAATGGTGCCTATAGTCCAACCGCAGATGAAACACGTGAAGCAGAATTCGCAGTGGACGGTACAACAGCTTATATCAGGTTAACAGAACCGTTAGCAGCAGGAACAAGAGTTACAGTGATAAAAAGAATTGGAAAAACTTGGTATGATAGGGGGCAAACCACAGCTTCTAATGGCCAAACATTGTTAGACAATACAAATTCTATAGCAAGATTCATAGCAGAGAAGACTACTCTGTTACCTCGATAAATACATGATGAATTCAACAGAGAACAAAATGCAAGAAAATCAATCAAAAAAGCCCGAGATCCCCCAGTCGAGACCTAACGAAACAGGTGGTTTCAATTTTGAAGGACATATCAAAATTTTTGATCCCGACACCAAAGAAGTGTTTATTGATAAACGCAATGCTATACATTATGAAAACATGAGTGTGGCTATGGTGCAAAGTTTAAGCAATCAAGGGTTGGGTACTGTTTTTCAAATGGCATTTGGTTCTGGAGGCACCATAGTTGACCCAACAGGATTGATCACATACTTGACACCAAATACCATAGGAGTAAATTCTAGTTTGTATAACCAAACCTATGTCAAAATTGTGGATCAAAATGCCATTGCAAACACAGATCCTGCAAGAAATCTCATGCAGATTAGACATGTTAGTGGTGCTACATATAGTGATATATTGATCAGTTGTTTGTTAGACTACGGCGAACCTTTAGGGCAACAGGCCTTTGATAATTCAGTAGACATGAATGGAAATTTTGTTTTTGATGAGCTTGGATTAATCAGTTACAATCCAACCGGTACCGGAAAGCTGCTGACTCATGTAGTCTTTCATCCAGTTCAGAAATCTCTAAACAGACTGTTACAGATTGACTATACCATACGTGTACAAAGTCTAACTGGTTTCACAGAGGTATAATAGATGCCATATATAGTTAATTTTACAGATAAAGAAAATAAAACACCCATAACGGTTTTTGATAATACCTCTAGTACAGACACCAGTCTTACATTTCCAGGACGCAATGTTACCGGATATGGACAGATTATTGCAGAAAACTTTTTAGCATTGTTAGAGAATTTTGCATCTGCTGACGAACCAGTTAACCCCATAGAAGGACAGTTATGGTATGATAGTACAGATGGAATTCTTCAGATCTGGGATAATACTGCGTGGAAAGCAGCATCTGGAATCCAGAAAGGTGTAAGCGAACCCTCAGTGGCAGTCAGCAAGGTGGGTGAATTATGGGTTGACACCACTAACCAACAGTTGCGTATTTTCACAGGATCACGTTGGATTCTTGTAGGTCCTACAGAAAGCTCAGTGGGCGGATTGAGATATGGTCCTGTAATTGAAAAGATCGCAGACTCAGATAACGTTGATAGATATGTTCTTACATTTTATATTGCAGATATACCGGTAATTATTTTTAGCAAGGATAGTTTTACACCTAAAATATTGATATCTGGATTTGATGTTATTCGTTCCGGTATAAACATAGCTAATCCTAGCACTCCGGTTGAAGTAGCACAATTTTCGGGCGGATTTGAACCAACACTATTTGGACCAGCATCTACAGCCGATGGCTTGACTGTGGGTGGATTAATAATTCAATCTTCAAAATTCTTAAGATCTGACACAATCAATACCACAGATTTTGCATTTAATATAAGAAATAACAATGGTGTTACAGTTGGGGTTGATCAAACATTTAATATTGGAACAACAGCCACAGCAGCTAAAATATATAATAGTGCTGCAGGTAGTTCTATAGATATTCAATTAAATCGAGACGGTATTCCATCTACGATTCTAAAGGTAGTAGACAACAAAGTAGGAATCAATCAAGCCGTTCCTAGCCAAGCCTTGGACATTGACGGTAGTTTAACACTCACTGGTTCGGTAATAGTAACTAATATTTCTGCAAGCACAAACTTAAATAATGGAAGTTTTAGAACTGCCGGAGGCGCTGCAGTTACTAAAAATTTATTGGTAGGTGATGGTGTTGACATTACTGGCGTTTCGCAGACCAATCTCATACAACCGAAGAACACCGATTTACACGATCTTGGGACAACTACTAAACGTTGGAGAACTATAAGAGCTAAAACTGTTATAGCAGATACTATAGAAGGTGTATTATCCGGAAACATCAGTGGTAATGCTAACACTGCTACTGCTCTCTCCAACGTAACTAGTTTTCAACTGACAGGAGATGTAGCAAGTCCGGCTGTACAGTTTGACGGTCAGCTAGGCAGCTATATTAAGGTATTCAATACTTCACTGACTGCCAATATTATTGCTAATAAAATTGAAGCGTTTACCTCAAAACCAAATGATTATGTGTTGACCTACAGAAGTAGTGACGCAACACTGGCATCGTCAGGGCTATTAAAACAAACTAGAGATGCATTCGTAGGAGACATGGGAATCCCAATTGGTGGTATTATACCTTATGCAGGGGCTATAGCTCCATATGGATTTTTATTCTGCGATGGCTCGGAGGTTGAAAGAACCAAGTTTCAGGCGTTATTTGATGTTATTGGTCCTATCTACAATGGAGCATCTCCTTTGCTTGGGGTTCTTACATTTAGATTACCAGATTTAAGAGGCAGATTTGCGTTAGGCAAAGATAATATGGATAATGCAGGAACAGTGCCATTAGCAATAGGTGGTGGTATAGATGGAGGAGGTGGCACTGCTGGTCGTGTACCAGACGTAAAAGCTATTACTCTTGGTGGAGATGCCGGCTCAAGTTCAGCCACATTAATTCCGGCTAATTTACCACAACATCGACACACTCTAAGTTCTGGAAATCAAGATTATAAAGCTGTATTTGTATCAACCACAATAGATCCACTAGCAACTACCGGGCTAGGGCCTACTGCTCCTGGACAGGCACAGTACTTAGAAAGAACTGGAGACATGTTAGGCGTTCCAACAACAAGTACTCCGATTGGTATTATGAATCCATTTCTAACAATAAATTACATTATTAGATCTGGACCACCGTTATTTTAATTAGAGAAACAGAATGGCATATCAAATAAACAAAACAGACGGAACTATTGTAGCCACAGTAGCAGATGGACAAATAGATACACTATCTACTGACATCACTCTTATCGGAAAAAACTACAGCGGATTCGGCGAAGCGTTTAATGAAAATCTTGTTAAGATTCTAGAAAACTTTTCTAGTACTACTGCTCCCCTACATCCGGTCAAAGGTCAAGTTTGGTTCGATAGCGCAGAAAATAAACTTAAGGTTTACAATGGTACGACATTTATTCCTGTAAGCTCTGCAACTATTTCCAGTTCACAGCCTGCTACTCTGTCTATTGGTGATTTATGGTTTGATGATGTAGGTGCGCAATTATATTTCTTCGATGGCAACCTGCCTATACTAATTGGGCCAGCATATTCCACGATCCAAGGTAAAAGCGGATTAGAAGTTGCCAGTATACTTGACACTCTTAATCAGACTAAAATTATTACCTATCTTTATAACAACGGCATATTGTTGGGGATTTTTTCTAAAGATAGTTTCACGCCTAAACTTGCTATTATAGGATTTAGTGGTACTATAGAACCTGGATTCAACGCAGGCACATTGGCCAACATCAAGTTTCGAGTTACTTGTACCAATTCAGAACAACTAGGAGGTGCAGCAGCTACTATCTATGCTCGAACAGATACAGGTAACACGTTTGCCGGCCAAATTAATATTCAAGATGATGCAGGACTCATTATCGGATCTGCGGGGCAACTAACTCTCACAGTTACTTCGGGAAATGTGTTTATAGGCAATTCTGCCACTGACAAAAGTTTGTTTTTAAGAGTTAGAAAAAATCTTGACCTAGAAAATGCTATCCTTATAGAACCTGTAACACGCTCAATAAATATGTATTCGAGTTTTCTTGATAGCACAGTGAATCTAGGAGGAAGTCTTGTGGTTGGCGGTGACCTTACAGTACAAGGAACCACCACAACAATTAACACCGAAAATGTTGTTATAGAGGATCAAACACTTACATTGGCTGCTACGGTATCACCCAGTGAAACTACAGCCAACGGCGCAGGAATTATTATTAGAGCCGACGCCAATGATTCGTCTTCCTATAATAAAACTATCATATACAGGTCTACCGGAAGTTTGATTTCTCCTCCGTTTGATGGAGTATTTGACGTCAGTGAGAATGTAAATTTAGCAGCAGGTAAACAGTTGCAGATAGGAGGAGTGAAAGTAATTGATGGAAACAGTCTTGGATCTGCAATTACCAGCATTCCGGGAGTTACATCTTTTGGTACACTAAATGTTATCAACGTTGGCCCGGGACTACCACCTGTGGCCCAACTGCGTTTTGAAAATCACAGGATCAGCACATTATCTACGAATTTCGATATCGAACTTGAGCCAGACGGCTCAGGAAACGTAGCATTGATCGGTTCTCCTAGGATAACAGGCCTGCAAGATCCAGTGGGACAGCAGGATGCTGCTACAAAAGAATACGTAGACAACACCATTGAATTAAGACCGTTGGTGTTTAGCATGGATCTGTCTGATGGAAAATCTAACACATACATTATCAACAATATATTAAATAATCTTGCACCAGTAGCTGAATTCAGGAATGGAACTTATGCAAGGATATTGTGTACGTTATTAAGTAATTCTAGCACTTCGTTGTCTATCAATGCATTACCTCCCGGCATTAGTACCAATCCTTTCGTTATAGATAATCTTTTTAATACTGCTCAAGCTGTTACTGGTATTACATTTCCTACAGCAAACATTACAGCAGCAAGTATTTCAACCACAAGAATTATCAAAACATTCTTGATAGTGGCCGGTGCGTGGACATGGCAGACAGATACAACTTTACCACCATGATGAATACAGGAGCGGCATAAATGGCCTATATAGTAAACAAATTTAGTGGAACGCAGTTACTAGTTCTAGAAGATGGAACTATTGATACTTCCACTAGTCTAGGCCTAGTTGGCAGAAATTACGTAGGCTACGGTGAGACACAGAATGAAAACTTTGTTTTCTTACTGGAAAATTTTGCTAATGTATCTCCGCCATCGAGACCTTTACAGGGACAAATCTGGTTTAATACCACTGCCAACCTGGCTTATGCCTACGACGGAAACGTATGGAGCCCTATAGGTGCTGCCACTCTAAGCACAACAGCCCCTCTAAGTCCCAATGCAGGAGCTCTATGGTTGGATACCACGCTTGATCAATTAAAGGTATACACCGGAAATCAATGGGTATTTATTGGTGCTGAAGCAGTAGCAGGATTTGGAATTACTAAAGCCAGATCCACAACGCTAGACAACACTTTAGGAAATGCTAAACCAGTTATCATATTGACCACTAATGATAATCCCGTAGCTATTATCACTGCAGAAGCATTTAATATTAATGCCAGTTCGGCAGTTGCAGGATTTGACAGCAGTTTAATCGCAGGTATTAATCTATCATCTACAGCCAAAGTTAAAGGTGATATCACAGGTAATTCTGGTAGTGCAGATAAACTTAGCACACCAAGAACTATAAATGGCGTAGGATTTGACGGCCAACAAAATATCACAGTAAAATCATCCACAACCAACAAACTGTTTAAAGGCACCTACATCACAGGTTCAGATTTTGATGGTAGTTCAGCAACTACTTGGGCTGTTGATGCAACACCATCAAATGTAATAGGAAAAGTGGTGGCCAGAAACTCCGAAGGTGGATTTTCAGCTGGTACTATTACTGCTAATTTTGTAGGTAATCTAACCGGTAATGTGACTGCTACTATTGGTACCAGTACATTTAATGTGATACAAGCCAATTCATTTATAGGCTCTACAATAGGAAATGCTTCTACAGCAGCTCAATTACAGACAGCAAGAAAAATAAACGGTGTAAACTTTGACGGCACCAGTGACATTACGGTACCAGCAGCAGCAACAACGTTAACAGGTGCTATTTTAAATTCCACAGTTACTCAGTCCAGCCTACAACAGGTTGGAACGCTGATCGATCTAAATGTAAATGACAACGGAGTCAACATAGGTAGTGCTGGACAATTAAAAATGTTTGTTGCCTCTACCACGGTGCCCACTATACGATCCAGCACAGGTACTCTAAATTTTGATATGGGACCAAGTGGTCCTGATATTTCATTCGTCAACTCTTCAACAGCTCTTTCTTATGGAGCCGATAATGCTCCAGCAATTATTTCAGGAGATGCCAGACAAACAAACATTGGATTTCCGTCTCCGTTGTTTGGCGGATTTAACAAAGTTTACGCAAATGAGTTTAAAGGTACGGCAGATAATACAGATAGAACATTTATTGATTCTACAAATACTGTGACAGATCCTGTGTGGAATGATAGCACTGCTAGCACCAAATACAGAACTGCAAAACTTGTAGCCTCAGCCTATAGCATCGCTGCTCGAGACAATAACGGTAATATTACTGCCAACGTATTCACAGGGATTGCTACCGCAGCTCGGTACAGTGACCTTGCCGAAAACTATGTAGCTGACGCAGACTATCCAGCAGGAACTGTATTAATGATAGGCGGCCCAACTGAAGTTACGCTGGCTTCTGTAGATACCACAGCTGTAGCCGGAATAGTAAGCACTGAACCTGCACATCTTATGAATAGTGCATGCACGGGTGAATTTGTTGTAGCCGTAGCTCTGCAGGGACGTGTACCTTGTAAGGTAGTGGGTAGGATCCGGAAAGGCGATATTATGATTAGTGCGGGACAAGGATATGCTCGATCTTGTGAAAATTTAGAACCAAAAGCGGGCCAGATTATAGGTAAAGCTTTGGAAGATTTTCATGGAGAATTGGGAGAAATTGAAATAATGGTAGGAAGGTCTTAACGAGAATGGCAACATAAGCCTATCATTAAGAAATTATAAATATAAAATAGCGGAGTATTATAATGGCATATCAAGTAGATAAATTTAATGGAGCTTTTTTTGTATCTGTAGCAGACGGTACTATTGACTCCACATCGGATCTGCGTTTTGTAGGTAAAAACTATGCAGGTTATGGTGAAGTACAGAATGAAAATTTCCTGCATCTTTTGGAAAACTTTTCTAACACCTCTGCTCCTCCTAAAGTAGTTACTGGTCAAATTTGGTTTGACAGTGCTAATAAAAAATTAAAATTTTATGATGGCTCACGATTTAAATTGGCAGGTGGAGCAGAAGTTAGCACCACCGCACCCAGCGGGTTAAGCACTGGTGATTTTTGGTGGGATTCTGCGGCTAAACAATTATATGCATGGACTGGTACAGATTTTGCACTTATAGGACCCGAAGCTAGTCCAGATCTAGGATCGTCGATTGTAAGTGCAGCAGTGGTGAAAGGCACAGTAGGCACGGCAGTAGGGCCACATACTATACTCAAAGTTATAGCTGATGACAAGGTCATAGGAATTTTTAGTAAAACAGCCTTCACCCTAGACAACGCACAAAATGCCATAGACGATTTTACAGTGGTCAAGAAAGGTTTTACATTGGCTAAGTCTCAGACCGGTGTAGGCACAGATGACTATGTGATGTGGGGTACAGCAAGCAATGCAACTCGCCTTGGCGGATTTACTGCAGATCAATATATAAAGCAGGGAGAAAATGCATTTACCAGTGAAGTATCGTTTGGAGATCCAGGATTTTCAGTAGGAGATGGTAATGATTTTAGACTTCGGGTTGAAGGTGGCGACGAAGTAATAGTCGAAAATCGCCTAGGAAATCCCATAACATTTAGAATTACAGTCGTTGAAACTACAGATGAACGTGATATTGCAGTAATCAACAGCACCAGCCTGCAGCCCGGTAATGATAATGCTTACACTTTAGGTGTTCCTGTATCTCGTTGGAACAATGTATATTCTGCTACGTTCACCGGAAATTTAACAGGTAATGTTACCGGCGCAACTGCAGGAGCACATACTGGAAATGTGCTGGCTTCAGATACCACAATACTGGTCAATTCAGCTACCAAGCAGATTGGCGCTGTAGGTGTGTCCATAATCGGTACACTAACAGGAAACTGCACAGGCTCAGCAGCCACTGCAACAACTGCTTCACAGTTAACTGGTCTATTTCCGTCGACGACTATTTCTGGATCGGGACTGGCTACAATTACAGTTAGAGACTCTACCGGTAATATAACCGCCAATCAATTTATCGGTACTACAGATAAGTCAGACAGAACGTTTGTTGATGCTAGTGGAACCGTAGTGGACCCAACATGGAATGGTGCTACAATTAGCACTCAATACAGAACTGCAAAGCTAACAGCCACTGCCTATAGTATAGTAGCACGTAATTCTAGCGGTGATATTACTGCTAATCTTTTCCAGGGTACCGCTACCTCTGCACGTTATGCTGATTTAGCTGAAAAATATCTTTCTGATGCAGAATATGAAGTAGGCACAGTAATGGTAGTAGGGGGTGCTGCCGAAGTAACTGCATCTACCTACGGTGAGCTGGCTATAGGAGTTATCAGTGAAAACCCAGCGATCATGATGAACAGCGAACTAGAAGGCGGAATATATGTGGCCTTGAAAGGGCGGGTGCCAATCAAGGTTAAAGGGGTAGTGCGTAAAGGTGATAGACTAGTTGCTAGTAATTGGGGATGTGCAGAAGTTGCTCAAGATAGATTGGATACTTTTGCCGTTGCTATGGAAAGCAGTGACAGCGAAGATGTTAAACTTATAGAATCGGTGGTATTATAATATGGCAGCCTCAGGCACAGATATTTTAGCCTCAGAATATGTGGCTATACAAGACACAGCAGAACGTTTGTTAGGAACAGGCATAGCCGGTCGAGGATATGGCCAGGCTGTGCAGAGCGCAGATGTATTTGTTGGTAATACAATCACAAAGGCACAATGGGATGCATTGAGATATGATATTGTTAGCATTAGGTTGCATCAAGACGGCATAGTTCCTGCCGGTATTGTAACTTTAACTACAGGAGATGTAATAGGTTATGGTGCGTCTGCTCCCAACAACAATTATGCGACTCTATTAGCAACTGCAGATTCCAATAGATTTCAAATAAATGCTAGCCAAGCAGTAATTACTGTTGTCGATTCTAAAATTCGATCAACCTCTTGGTCGACACAATGCGAAGCCACTCTTACAGCAACTTTTGCGTCTGCCGATCAAGCGAGACATTTCTTTAACAGTGGTAGTAAAATGAGATTTACAACCACGTTAACCGGCGGAACACCGACTCAACAATACAACGCCTGGGTAAATTTTTTAAACTCTGTAGCTACTAGATCATTTGGTGCAGACACAGACCCTACGGTAAATTACTACACACTAACCAATGCTTACCAAATTTATTTTCAAAGTTCAGCTTCTTCCCCATATAGTTCCAATACCTTTAAACTTGAGGCCAAAACTAATGTGGCCAACAACAGCACAGGAACAGCCACTCAATTATTTTTAAAAGTTACACTTGCTGATAATTATGTAGACCCGGGTCCGGAACCGTCTCCCCCACCTGGAGATTTAGTTGACGGTACATTGACTATAGCAGTAGATGAACTCAAAGCTTCTGGCAGTCTGATACCATCAGGAACATTTACCATTACAAGTCCAACATATTCACTTTCAGCAATTACAGGTAGTTAATGCTGTAAATACATGATAAACTTCAAAGACATTCATGGCTGTTAATGACACAATAAGAGAATCTGACTACAATTCTATCAGAAATAAAGTTGCCAATGTGTTGGGCGTTGGCAATATAGATTCTGGATGGGGTCAGATTCTTCAAAGCTCTGCGGTAACAGAAGGAACCAAAGTTACAGTCGGGCAGTACACTAATCTTCGATTTGACATCATCAACTCCTACAGGCATATTTTTGGATCAGATCCAGTCCCAGTAACAGTACTAGAAGGTGGCGCTATTAGATTTAGTGCTGTAGATGCTCCGGTTACTACCTATGATACTATAGCAAATACCATAGTCAGTAATAGATTTACAGTTGCTGGTAGCCAATCTGCCACGCAGAGTTTTGGATCAGCATCTACAAGTTGGCCAGGACCATACGGATCAACGTGGAACAGTCTGATTTCTAACACTATAACAGTAACGTTTGCTACCGCCGATCAAGCGAGACATTTCTTTAACAGTGGCGGATTAGTAAGAATTTCAGCCTCAAGAACAGCTACTACGCTGACTACGACCCAGGCTAATGAATGGACATCACTGCTAAGTTCAGTAGGCACACAGTCGTTTGGCGGCAATACTCCAACTGCAGGATTACCTGGTAGTTCTAACGGTCAAAATTGGTATAGATGTACCAACAGTTTTCAACAGTGGTCCAGTACTACTGGATCAAGCCCCTATGGATCAAACAGCTTACAGATAGATGCCCGATGTGCTGATCAACCAGATAACAGTACAGGGTCAGCAAGAATTTTGCAATTACGTGTGCGTTTCGTTGACAACTACACAGATCCATTTGAGTCTGTTAGTCCTCCCCCCGGTGATGCAGTTGACGGAACCTTTACAGTCAATGTTAATGTGTTATATGCGACTGGGGTATTATCACCAGCATTTACACCTTTTAGTGTGACACTGCCTACGATCAGCATAGCAGCACCTTCGCCCTAGTTTTTTCCTTCTATAGATATATACCACTAAATAAAGTGCGTATATAATCAAGGAGAAACTATGAGTGATGCACAGCTGAAAAAAGCCTTAGAGTTTGCTAACTATCAGCAGACCTTTTCAATCCAACGCAAGATACTCAAAGAAAAAATTTCCGCCAAGTTAACTCTTGGGCATAACGGAGGATTATTTCGTATTGACCAAACTCTGCTGACCTTTTTAGAAATGTTATTGACCAAGGGTCGAAATTCTGGAGTGGTGTTAATAGATACCAATGATAATCCTGTATTAATTGACGATCTAGAAAAATTTCGAGATGAATGTTTCAGCAGATATTTTGAAGCCACTAATCAGTATTTTGAACACAATCAAAATCTCAAAAAAAGCAGATCGGTAGAAAAATTGTTGTCATCATGACTCAAGGTATACTGCTTTATGCACATAATAGTCCTGCAGTAGATTATGCTCTAATGGCAGTTATATCGGGCGGCCTGGCCAAAAAACATCTCGGAGTTCCTGCGTCATTGATCACTGATGCATCTACAGTAGAATGGATGAAGCAATCTAAAATTTACAACAAGGCTAACAAATTGTTTGAGCATATTATTGTGACAGACAGACCACAGACCAATAACATGCGAAGATTACACGATGGTGAAACTAACAGTGTGATTCCTTTTGTAAATTCAAACCGATGTTCAGCTTGGGATCTAACTCCTTATGACAGAACTCTTTTAATTGATAGCGATTTCTTAATTTTTTCTACAAGATTGGGAGAATATTGGAATATTGACAAAGATTTAATGATAGCCGAGTCTGCTAATGATATCTATGATAATCCTAGGTTAGGATATCATGATCGATATGTATCTGACGTAGGAATAAAATTATATTGGGCTACTACCGTGATGTTTACCAAGAATGAAAACACTGAGATGTTTTTTAATCTGGTAAATTATATTAAAGATAATTATGGATATTTTGCTGACGTTTATAGATTTGATTCAAGACAATATAGAAATGATATAGCATTTAGTGTGGCAAAGCATATTATTGATGGATTTGAAGAATCTTACACAGGAAGATTACCTCCGATACTGACATTACAAGACAGGGATATCTTACACGCAGTCGATGCCGACAAATTAACTGTGTTAGTATCTCCAAAGTTTGATTCAAACTATTGTGCAGCATCTTTTAGTAATATTGATATACATGTGATGAACAAACAGAGTGTGGTAAGAAACAGCGATCGATTGTTGGAGTTGATATGAAATTTGGATATCTACTGGTAGTGGCAGAGCATGAAACTGTAGATTATCTACAGCTGGCCTATGCACTGGCATTGAGCATAAAAAATACGCAGAAACAGGGATTTGATCAGGTAGCATTGGTGATAGACACTAAAGACAAACTCAAAGCTATCAAGAGTCCCTGGGTGTTTGATCATGTTATAGAATGGAATGAACAGACGTTTTGGAATGGCAGATCGTGGATGGATGAACTTACCCCGTTTGACTATACTGTATGCCTAGATGTAGACATGTTGTTCATGAGGGACTACAGTCATTGGGTAGAATACTTTATTGAGAACAGCGAACTTTATGTTGCTAACAACAGCTATACCTACAGAGGAGAAGTTGTAGTCGATCAACATTATCGTAAAGCATTTCAACGAAATAAGTTGCCTAATCTTTACAGCTTCTATACTTTTTTTAAAAAGAATAGTACGATAGTTAAAGAATTTTTTGATCTTGGAAGAACAATAATTAAAAATCCTACAGAATTTTCAAACGTTTTTTTATCAGATCACAAACCTAAAGTTATTGGTACAGATGAAGCATTTGCATTGGCAGCAAAAATTTTAGATATCGCCGACGACATATCCTACCCTTTAGAATTTCCTAGAATAGTACACATGAAACCAATGATACAGAATTGGCCATGGCCTGCAGACAAGTGGAGCGATCATGTGGGATTTTATCTTAATAGAAAAGGTCAATTAAAAATAGGAAATTATCAACAGCATAACATAGTACACTATGTAGAAAAAGATAAAATTGACAAAGAAATAATTAATATTCTCGAGGAGATAGTATGGAACAAAAACTAATGGATTTTGATCAATGGATTCAAAATTACAAGCTTCCACCAATAGAGTTTGTGGCAGTGTTTGACCCTACTACCATGGCAGTAACTAGTGTAGGTCCTAGTCATGCGTTTACAGATCAAAAACATAAAATAACTATAGATCAAGAATTAGCAGAATCTATCATTAAATCGGAAATAAAAATTAGTAATTGTGTGGTAGACATTAATTCAAATACTATTGAAGTTGCAGAAATTCAGAACATGTATAAAATAGATGATATCCTGCACAGGATAATATCAAGCAAGTATTCGGACATTGAAAAACCAGACATATATCTTACCCACAGTAAGAAAAACAAAACACTGAAAATAGAACTAGGCAAGGAATTTGGAGGGACTAAACACCCCAAGATCCCATATAGACAACGCAATATAATTTGGGATGGTGATACTGTAATGGATTTTTATATCACTGAATATAATGATCCTAATTTGACTTTAGAGACAGTAAGTGTTAAAATAAATGAACTGGTGGGTAAATCAAAAATTATAAAAAACATCAGTTATGAAAATTTTAGTGTCTATACAAGACGTTTATTTAAGAACTATGTGATTGCATACCGATGAAAGTTATAGAATTTGATGTTATTTTTTTAAGCTACGACGAGCCTAATGCAGATCTGCATTATGCTGACCTTTGTAACAAGGTTCCGTGGGCAAAACGCATACACGGAATCAAAGGATCAGACCATGCTCATAAAGCCGCAGCAGAAACTAGCGAAACAGATTGGTTTATCACAGTTGACGCAGACAATATTGTAGATCCTAGATTCTTTAACATCGACCTTGACATGAGCGATCCTAAGATACAGGTCTATGGATGGTGTGGTCGTAATGCGATCAATGGACTTCGTTATGGAAATGGCGGATTGAAAATATGGAATAAAGATTTTGTTCTGAATATGCGAACACATGAAAATTCAGACAGTGATAGAGGCCAGGTAGATTTCTGTTGGGAAGATGGCTATCGTAATTTTCCGTTAACATTTAGCGAAAGTATCATCACAGGTAACCCCTTTCAAGCATGGCGGGCAGGGTTCCGTGAAGGTGTAAAAATGACATTGTTGGACGGAGTAAAGATCCCTCCCATGGAAATCTCACAGCGTGTATGGTGGCACAATATTCATAGACTGCGGATGTGGTCAACAGTCGGTGCTCATGAACAAAACGGTATCTATGCAGTCTATGGTGCTAGATTAGGAACATGGATGGCTAACTGCACACAATGGAATTATGTCGATGTAAGAGATTTTGAAATACTTAGAGACATATATTTTCAATACGGTAAACCTTACGAAGATGTAAACGGTGATGGTCTTGAGGATGAGATTAAAAATCTAGGTGAAAAAATAAAAATTGGTCTAGGCCTGGACTGGCCGTGGTTAGATGCCAAACAAAGTAAATTTACTTTAGATCTATACAACGAAACAATGAGTTTAAACGACACCTATTTTAAGATGCCGGTACCCACGAATGTATGATATTTTTTATGTTTCAACAAGCAATGGAAATGACAAAGACTGGTTAACAATACAGTCTAGGTATCCTCTTGCTCAAAAATTAACAAACATAAAATCATACAAAGAAATACAATCTAAATCTTTTACAAACATGTTCTGGGTCATCTGGGACGATGTAGATCTAACTTCATTTAACCTATTAGATTATAAAGCCGATAAGTGGGACGACATGTATGTTCATGTCTTTAAAAACAATGATCACTATGATGGAATATGTTTATTTCCTAAAAATACAACTATCTCTCGTAGAGAATTTTATCATAGATTTTTTACAGATAAAAAAGAAATAGATATCGTTGCCAGTAAGCCAAAACAATATAACAAATATCATCTTTCTACGTTTGAAGAATATCAAACAATTACAGACGATATGTTTTGGGTAGTGTCTCCCGGAATCAAGATTCTAAACGAAGAAATTTTTGATTTATATTTTAGTCATCATAACAGTTATGATCGTAGAGAAAATCATGTTTTTAAAAATCTGTGTAACGGTGAAGAACTTTACCTAACTGGTTTGATTCTTTGCAGCAAATTCAAACTCTTAACCAAAAAAGAATTTGAAACACAATATGCTGTTGACAAAAAAGAACACGATATAGTAGTTTGTAAATTTGAATATCCTGTTTATACCATTAATAATTACGCTGAATATTTAGAAATTATTAATACTAGTCAACAACCCATGTTCTGGTGCGTTTGGGACGGAACAGAAGTAATAGATACATCTATTTTTGATCTTTACTTTAAACCTAATGATTCAACCTTTGACTATGATAGATCAGAAAATCATGTATTTAAAAACTTGTGTAACGATAAAGAATCATATCTAAGTGGAGTAGTGTTATTTTCTACAACAAAAATAATTTCAGAACGAGAATTTAATCGTAGATACTTAATTGACAAAAAAGAACATGACTTGGTTGTTAGCCGTTATGTTTACCCTAGATATACTTTAACAACCTACGCGGAATACTTACAGATTTTTGGAAACCAAACTCAACCTATGTTCTGGGGAATATGGCCAGAAATAGAAGTTGTCGATAATACAGTTTTTAATTTATACTTTGATCCCAATGACGGAAAGTACGATCATGATCGTAAAGAAAATCATGTTTTTAAAAACTCGTGCAATGATAAAGAAACATACCTGTGTGGACTAGTTTTGTTTTCAAAAGAAAGAATTATTTCGGAACGCGAATTTAATCGTAGATATTTAATTGACAAAAAAGAATACCCGTTAGTTGTTAGTCGGTATAGATACAACAAATACGTATTATCATCTTACGATGAATATGTAAAAATTGCCAACAATGAACTACAGCCGATGTTCTGGGGAATATGGCCAGAAATAGAAGTTGTCGATAATACAGTTTTTAATTTATACTTTGATCCCAATGACGGAAAGTACGATCATGATCGTAAAGAAAATCACACGTTCAAACACATGTTTAACGACTCAGAAATTCACAACAATGGTGTTATTTTATTTTCTAAAGATAAACTTATCGGACAACGAGAGTTCAATCACAGATTTTTAATTGAGAAAAAAGAACACGATATTACAGTATCTAAGCATCGTATATATGATGTGGTGTTTATATCTTATAATGAAGTCAATGCTGAAGAAAATTATTTTAGATTGCTTGGTAAATGCCCTAGAGCAAAACGAGTACATGGTGTAAAAGGCATTCACAATGCTCATATCAAAGCAGCAACATTATGTGACACTGACATGATATGGGTAGTTGATGGTGATGCAGACATTGAAGATAATTTTAACTTTGATTTAGTC